AACTTCCGCAGTCTTATCACCAAGCATTGGGTAGAAGAACACAAGGCGGTTTTAAAGCACGTACAAGCACTTGATTGGGAAGAGGTAGACCTTAGTACTACTGAAGGACAAGAACGCTTTGTAGAGCTTAATAAAGCGGCTGTAGACGGTGGTTATGAAGGTGTTATGATCAAAGACGTTGATGCACCGTACGAATGTAAAAGAACACATGCATGGCTTAAAGCAAAGCCATTCATTGAAGTAACGCTGGAGGTAAAGGATGTCGAAGAAGGAACAGGACGAAATGAAGGTCGACTTGGTGCATTTGTTTGTGAAGGAGTTGATGACGGAAAGAAAATTAATGTTAATGTCGGTAGTGGCTTTACTGATGCTAATCGTGACGACTTTTGGATTAGTCGCACTAGTATCACAGGTCAACTTGTAGAGGTTAGAGCAGATGCTATTACGCAAAATCAAGACGGCACTTATTCGCTTCGTTTCCCAAGGTTCAAAACCTTCCGCGGATTTGAAGTCGGCGAAAAAATCTAAACCAAATATTTGTGTGTGGGATTTAGAACATGAAGGCTGAGTACATACTACACTCGTTTACTATGAGCGATGTAGAAGATCCTGATTTATATGTTTCGGCACCTATTTATGAATGGCAACAAACCAAGGCAGGTAAAACAGCAATGAAATATGCTGAGGATCCTAAGTATTATATTCGCCCAGATGACTATTCAATGGGCTACAAGGTTACTATAACAGGTATGCTTGAAGGCAAATACGCAACTTATTATACCTTGAAACATAATGTTAAAAATTAGACAACACCTTACACAACTTGCTATTGAATCTGGTGGCTATGGACAACGAGTGCCTATGGCTGCAGGCATTGTGTACAAACGACATCTTATTGCAACAGGTGTAAACCAACCTAAAACACATCCTCTAATGCTGACGGATGGCTATCGTGAGGATCAACGCTATAGACATGCTGAAGTAGATGCTATACGTAACGCTCTACGCTTGATTAGCAAAGAGCAACTCAAACAGTGCGAGCTACACATAGTGCGTGTTAAACGACCGCATATAGCGTCTAAGAAATGGGTATACGGACTTGCTAAACCCTGTACTGGATGCGCAAATGTTATAAAAAGATACGGAATTGGACAAGTATTCTGGACCGCAGATGAATCAAAAATACTTGACTTAGTTTAATAGAGGCTATATACTTTAGAAAATTATACGTTAGGAGATTTATGAATGGCACTTCCAAAGGTAAAAAAACGCAAACCAAGAGCAGCACCTCGTATCAAACGTGGAGCAAAACTAGCCGCACCTAGTTGGGATGGGTGGGAAGAATGGACTGGTGAACAGATCCACCGCCATAGAGAATACTGTCGTTCATTTTATTACGAACATTATAAACCTGTAGATTTATATCCTGCAATTTACAAATGGATGGAACAAAGCGGCGAGTATACAAAAGAACAAATCAAACACGCTAAAGCTGTTCCTAGTGCATTCACTAGCATTACAAGTGCTATTGTGGCACAGTGTTTCTTAGATGGTGCTCCAGACTATGTCAAAAAAGAAGATGAGCATTGGCAAAGTCTTCCTGGTACAATGGGTCCTAAAAAAGGTCCTAGCGAATTTCTTAAAAAACGAATTGCAGAATATATTGAAAGTGGTTCTAAAGTAGTAGAGGAAAAACAAGAAGAAGAAAAAGCAGAAAGTAAAAAATATGTGCCTACTATTCAAGAGCGTATTCGAGATCAAGCAAACGAAATGTCCGAACCAATTGATGAATGGTTAGAAGGTTGGGTATCAGACCCAAAGTTGTTTGACCCAAAGGGTTTTGACTGTAAAGCATATTTTAAGAAGCTACAACCTAGCCAAGCACATGCTCGCAAAATGAAATCGTTTTGGGAGTCAGAACTTGTAGATTATAACGACTTAGAGCGTATGCCTACAAAAGGACAGTTGGCTAAAATGAGCGAACACGACCAAGATATGTGGGAACAGCTAAAAGAAGGCTATACACATATAAAGAAAGCAGATATTGCAAAATATCGTAAAGCAATTGAAACTGTAAATGCAGAACTTGATTTTATTATTGATCAAGCAAAAGCAACTCGCAAGCCACGTAAGCCAAAAGCACGTTCTGCAAGTAAAGTAGTAGAGAAGTTGAAATTCTGTAAAGCAGATGACAAGTATTCACTTGCAAGTATTGATCCTACAACTATTGTAGGTGCAAACGAGCTTTGGGTGTTTAATGTTAAAACACGTAAACTAGGTAAGTATGTTGCATCTAATGTAGACCCTAAAGGACTTGCAAGAGATGGCACCGGTCTTAGTGTCAAAGGAACTACTATTATAGGATTTGATGAAAAAGAAAGTATTCAAAAGACTCTGCGTAAACCTGAAGAGCAACTAAAAGCATTTAAAGCCGCAGGTAAAGTAGCATTACGTAAGTTTTTAGATGAAATCAATACAACTGATACAAAACTTAATGGTAGATGTAACCCTGACACTGTACTTCTAAAGGTAGTCTGATAAATACTGTATAATGAACAGGAACCTCAGATGACTGATATACGCAATAGTTTAAATGATCTTGCAACTGCAATAGAAAAGTTACAAAAAGCACCTGCACCCAGCAGAGAGATTAATGATCGAGAGTTATCCGGTAATAAAATTAACGGAGGCATCATAACTGCTTTTTCAAGTGTAGGAATTGCAGATGTAGCATCACGCCAAATTATTGCTGTAAAAGATGACGGTATACACGTTGATACGATTCATGCATCGTCAATTGAAAATGACCTAACAGTTAACGGTAGTTTAACTGTACATGGTTCAGTTACTGCTGAACGTATGCATGTAAAAGAAATAACAGCAGATGTACGAAATGAAAGAACAGACCCACTTTCATTTACTGCCAAAGGGAACAGAACAGCCTATGGCAAAGGATTAATTTGGCCAGGTGGTGAATATACCAAGCAATTTACATTACAAGAACGCCCTGATAGATTTTTTGCTACAGAAAGTATAGATTTACGTGATGGTAAAATATATATGATAAACGGTAAAAACGTTTTAGCAGAAGATGAACTAGGAAGAACAGTTACAAAAAGTTATTTAAGAAATGTAGGAGCTCTTGAAAAATTAAATGTAGATGGTCCTCTAACAGTAGATAATTATTTGTATTTTGATGCAAATACACAAAGACTTGGTTTAGGCACTGACGCACCAAATGGTGATTTAAGTTTAATGAGTTGGGATCATGAATTTGTTATCAACAGCACTGATGATAGAAAATTTGAACTTGGTACATATACAAATACAGGTTTAAATATCATTACAGATGATACAACAAGAATTAAAATAGACTTCGACGGCACTGTTTCAGTAGAAGGCAAAACTGTATTTAAGAAAGCAATTGGAGTAGGAGTTAAAAACTTCTCTAACGATGCTGATATTACAAGTGCTGGTCCTATTAGATTCCAAAACAAAAAATTTGAAGTAGGTACTAGCAGTCCTGACTCAGGAAATTATATTAAAGGTGATATAGTTTGGAATGACGAGCCTAAGCAATCTAGTTATATAGGCTGGGTTTGTGTCAAGTCGGGTACTCCGGGCGAATGGCTACCATTTGGTCAAATTAAGTAAATATTTAATTAATTAATTATGAACAATAAATATTTACACGATGCCGAAAACTTTACGTAAATTCTTTTTAAAAACAGAAAAACAAATACTGTGTTGGAAATACATAGGCTTGACTTTGCCTTTTGTAGCCATAGCACTTATTGTAATAGAGTGGGCATTTAATCTAAGCACTCTATTTGAGTATACCATGATTGGCATTTTGTTAACATTTTTTGGAGTGTCAGTTTTTTGGTGGTGGTGGGCTATTGATAAAATATACCATCTTGTTAGGTCGTTTAGCCAAACAGAAAAAAATTTCGAAGAGTTAGCAAACCACCTATCAAAGATAAAAGAAGAAATAAAAGATCTACCTCCACAATAATAGTAAATAGTAGTATGCTAGTCATTGGTAACGGCGAAAGTCGTAAAAATATTGAAATTAAAAAATTAAGTGGACCTAAAGTAGGTTGCAATGCAATTTATAGAGACTGTTACATGGACTATCTTGTATGTGTCGATAGACGTATGATGCAAGAAGCTCTTAATGCAGGTGTGAATGTTCAAGGATCTATTGTATATACTAGGCCAGACTGGGTCGGACAATTTAAAAGTATAAGGGTGAGAGAAGTTCCTGAGTTGCCATATGTAGGTAGCGATAGATGGGATGATCCATTTCAGTGGGGAAGTGGTCCATATGCTGTCTTAATAGCAGCGAAGTATGCAAACGAAAAATATGTAAACTTGTTAGGATTTGATTTGCATAGTAAGACAAAAAAGGTAAACAATATATATAAAGATACACCTAATTATGATGATGCTAGTAAAAGAGCTGTAGACCCACGGTACTGGATACATCAAATTGGCATGGTATTTGAATGTTTTCCTAGAATTAATTTTACAATATATCAAGATCTAGAATGGAAGATTCCAAAAGCCTGGAAATATTCCAACGTAACGGTTGACAATATAAGTAACATATATTATAATAATTAATATTATATAGGACTTGGCGTCAACCCTTCTAATTCTGCCGCCACATATTTATAGGAGAAAATATATGGCAAAACATCTAAGCACTAAACATTACGGACACAACATTGGCTTATCAGCAGTGTTCCGTCAACCTAACGCAGATCATTCACATTGTCATTTGCTGCACGGTTACAGCCTAGCATTTACATTTACATTTGGATGTGACGAGCTAGACAACAAGAACTGGGCAGTAGACTTTGGAGGACTAAAACCTTTGAAGGCTTGGCTTGAAGACAGTTTTGATCACAAAGTTGTAGTTGATTCGGCAGATCCAGAGATGCGAACTATGCGTGATCTTGAAAGAAAAGGACTAGCAGAGATTCGTGTGTTTGACGGTGTTGGTGCAGAGAAGTTTGCAGAACATGCATTTAATTTTGCAGACAAACTCATACGTGAAGCAACAGATAATCGTTGCTATTGTGTACGAGTAGAGTGTGCAGAACACGGAGCAAATTCAGCAATCTACGAGGTATGATTTGGCTAAAATTGACAAAAGTCAATACACTAAAGAACAGTGGAAGGCTATAAAGGAAACCCGCAGGCGTGAAAAGGCTCTAGATAAACTTGCAAAGTTGGATCAAGAATCTGGACGTCTTGATGAAGCGTATAGCGACAATCCTTTAGTAAAAGATAAAAATTACATTTTGTGTCTGAAACACGGCACAAAATATTCTGCAGATTATGTAAACAGATTATACAATGGTGTAAATAGACATTGCACATTAGACTTTGAATTTGTTTGTCTAACCGACGATCCTAGAGGCATAAACGAAAATGTTAAAATACTATCACTACCTAGTGGTATTGCAGGTTGGTGGTGCAAGCCTTACATGTTTTCAAAAGATTTGCCATTAAAGGGTACTGTCCTTTATTTGGATCTGGATGTCGTTATTGCAGGAAACATAGATAAACTGTTTACATACCAACCTAATCATTGGTGTATTGTAAGAGACTTTACTCGTGCAATGAGATCTAATTGGCCTAAATATAACTCTAGCGTATTAAGATTTAAAGTAGGAGAATTAGATTTTGTATGGGATGATTATATTAAAGATCCAATAGCAGTACAAAAGAAATTCTTCGGTGATCAAGATTATTTGTACGATGCAACTTATAGAAGAAAAGGTGCAATGTTGTATCCTGATAGTTGGATATTAAGTTGGAAATGGGAAGTAAGAAAGGATAGAGCCTTTGCTCCTAACGGTCGTAAAGGACAAAGAAAATTAAAAACGATAGAAGATGTTACGCCAAGAATAGAGTGCTGTGTTACAGTGTTCCACGGCGATCCAAATCCGGAACTATGTGAAGACCCTTGGGTTATAGATAACTGGAAATAAAAAATGAATTTAAAAATTACTGAAGTAGAGCATTATACTGATAACCTATTTAGGATTCGGACAGAACGTCCAAATACATTTAGATTTACCGCAGGAGAATTTACAATGTTAGGAATGGGCGATAACGATATAATGCGAGCATATAGTTTTACTAGTGGCCCATATGATGAATACTTAGAATTTTATAGTATTAAAGTACCAAATGGGCCACTTACTAGTAGACTACAACATATTAAGGTTGGAGATGAAATAGAAGTAGGTGCAAAACCTACTGGAACACTTACTACAGCTAATATAGAACTAGGAGGTGACTTGTGGCTACTTGCTACAGGAACAGGCATAGCACCGTTTATATCGCTTCTTAGAGACCCTACAACATATGATCATTTTGATTATATTCGTGTAATATGGAGCGTAAGAGAGCAAAATGAATTATTAGCTTATAATAGGTTTTTACAAGACTTAGATATAGAATATTTGCCTATTGTTACACAAGATTCTGAATGGCCTTTTGAATCAAAACGTATTACTAAACTAATGTCTGAAGGATTACTAATTAATGATGATCCAGTTTTGAACAAAGTAATGATATGCGGTAGTATGTCATTTAATAATGATGTGAAAGAACTGCTAATATCAAAAGGATGGGAAGAAGGTAATAGAAAAACAGCCGGTACATTTGTACAAGAGAAAGCATTTGTAAGTTGACAATAATTAATAAAGGTAGTATAATAGCATTATGGACTTAAAATTTACAACAGCAGGCGACTTTTTGAAACAGCAAGAAATACATCGTATCGGTTTTGCATGTAAGTACATGCATCCAGATCAAACACAAAAGAAAAAGCTACTAGAAGAAATTCAACGACCGCTAAATACTCGTAGCACAACAGTACAGTGGCTCAATAGGCAGACACGTGATGTTGCTGAAGAACGCTTGTGGGACATTATGGTCCATAACATTGCGTCATACAAAAGGTTGATTGAATATGTGGGATCTCTTCCAACTGAATTACGGATGGTACGATTGGGTTCTGATGTACTTCCTGTTTATACCCAGCGTGATTGGTGCTATTATTGGAAGCGTCCTGACGTTGTTGCCTACGCAGAACGAGAGTTCGCAAAAGTCGGAGAAACGGCAAGAGCCCTCGATGTCCGATTATCGATGCACCCAGGCCAATTTACTGTACTTGCAAGCGACAACGAAGAAATAGTAGAACGGAGCATAGAAGAATTTGAATATCACACCGATGTCTTGCGCTGGATGGGATACGGCAAGTCATTTCAAGACTTTAAATGCAATGTACACATATCGGGTAGAAAAGGTCCACAAGGTATCAAGGACGCACTTAAACGACTCTCGCCTGAAGCAAGAAACACCATCACGATCGAGAACGACGAAAATGCATGGGGGATTGACGCCAGTCTCGAACTTGAAAAACATGTCGCACTTGTACTTGACATACACCATCACTGGTGCCATAGTGGAGAATACATACAACCCACCGACGATAGATATTTGCGCATAATTGATAGCTGGCGTGGGGTACGTCCTGTAATACATTATTCAGTATCACGTGAAGACTACTTAGTTGGTGCTGATGCTAATACACTACCTGACAAAGAATTACTATTAGAACAAGGCTACAAGAAAGCAAAACTTAGAGCCCATAGTGATTATATGTGGAATAATGCAGTTAATGACTGGGCATTAGAATTTAACAATACAGCAGATATTATGGTAGAATCTAAATGCAAAAATTTAGCAAGTATTGACTTGTATAAATATAAGAAAGCAAGGGAAGATTATGAGTTATTTGAACAAGATGTACGGACGTCAATCCAAGAACATACAAACGCCTACTGATAAAAATCCAAACCGTGTTACTGGCGGATTAAAAGCACAAGGTGTTGATCGCTTTACTATGGTGAGCGAAGATGGCTCTAATCACGAAGTTCCTACTATAGATTATGTACGTTCTTTGGAAGAACAGTCAAAAAAACAGCGAGCGGCTATCAATGTATTAGAAAGAAAGCTCACTCGCTTAGATACTGCTTTACAGCAGTTGCAAAACGCTATTACTAGCCGTTTTTAATTGCTTTTATAATATCAGCTTTATTCATACTAGCATTAGCTTTAATACCTTGTGCTTTAGCATGTATGAGTAAATTTTTCTTAGTCTGCTTATTTAAATCAATTGTAACAACTTTTTCTTTAGTTTTAGCATTTTTTTTCTGGGTTTTAGTTTTAGATGTCGGTTTCTCTTCCGGTGCTGGGATAGCAGCTTCTACAGCCGCTGGCACTGAAGGTCCAATACCTAAAATCTTCTTTAACCAATTTAACATAATTTTCCTCCTATAGGAATAATTATTTACTAAATACATTATAACGGAGATACAAAAATGGCTAGAAATTTATCAACAGCAGTGTATTCAGGAAGTTTGAGACTAGACAAAATTACTGGTTTGAGAGCTGACAAGAAAAGAGCTATTCCAGCAAAAAGTCTTTTAAAACAAGATATTTCATTACCACAAACACCACGTTCAATGAAAACAACCCCAAACGAAAAAAATGGAGCAAAGTACTAATGAAAAAATGGATTATTAGCAGACTAGGAGAAAGAACAACACTAGATGGCGCAGTTTTAGTAGGCGCAGGCGTTGCATTCTTAATTTTTAAACCAATTGCTAGTTTAGTAGCATATGCAGCTATTGCGTATGGTGCTTGGACTATTTGGAAGCGCGAAGACTAAAGTTTACCAATTGGCGTAGAGCTAGAAGCAGACATATTCCATATTTGTTTCTTTTCTACGCCTTTTTTCTGAGCAAATTTCTTACTATCGCAGTTCTTACATACGTGAAAGTAGTTATTACTTAGACGTTTAGGATCCATGCTGCCTCTTAGTCTTTCAAATTCTACGTCACAATTGTCACATCTAAACATGCATACAGTTAAATCACGCTTATAGGCGTGTTCCTTGCCGGTTTTGCTTTTACGAATATGCCTGGTTTGCTTCGTATATTCTTTAATAAACATAACTATATTTACATTAAGATTATAAAATCATACGATAAATACAAACAATAGAGAGGAAATCAATGAATATTTGTACACTTACAGACGCTGCCCAAACAAGAATTAATGAACTTTGCAATGAAAATGAAGCATTTGCAGTTACTTTAAACGTAAAAGGCGGCGGTTGCGCAGGGTTTGAATATGATTGGCAACTCGTTAACGATAAAAGTGATGTTGAAGATGATGATGAATTTATCAGCGAAAACTTTTTAATTGGTTCAACAAGCCTTATGTTCTTGTTTGGATCAATAATCGACTATAAAAAAGACATTATAGGATCTATGTTTGATATACAAAATCCTAACGCACAATCAGCATGTGGCTGTGGAGTAAGCGTGAATTTTAATATGGATAATATTCCACAGTTTTAAGATAATCGGAGCATTTAAAAATGGCAAAGCAAGAAATTGATATTGGTGTTGAAGGTAATGACGGCACAGGCGATAGTATTCGCGAATCGTTTCGTAAAGTAAATGAAAACTTTAATGAAATTTATGCAGTTTTTGGCGAAGGCGGCCAAATTACATTTACATCATTAGGAGATACTCCTGAATTTTTATCACCTAGAACAATTCCACTAGTTGATGATGCAGCACAAAATATTGATCTTGTAGCATTAAAAAGTGATGCACAAGAAGGTGCAGGTGAGCCAGACAGTGTTTTAATAAGTTATGACCAAGCTGGTTACATTATCTTAAAAACAGCATTTAGACGATTATCACAAGACCCTAAGCCAATTTTAGGACAGCCATTAGATGCTAGAGGCTCTGATTTAGCAGAAAATGCTATTGGTATTGCTTTAGGACCTAAAAGTATAAGTGAAGATGCTGTTGTTAAATTTAATAGTATTCACGATGGTGATAATATAACTATTGACGATTTAGTTATTTCTAAAGGTTATGCAGACAGTAGATATATTGCAGGCGACTTGCCTATACGTTTAGAGGATGAACCAGTAAATGCATCTGAATATACCTTAACTATTGAATCTTACGACAATGGCCGTATTAATTTAAGCGATCACGGATTTGATAGAACTGTTAACGGAACACCGTATGTTTTTAATGCTGAAGATAATGATCCTTCAAACTTAACTAGCGGTGTTACATATTACTTGAGATACTATAACTCAAACCAATTAAGTATTCATGCTAGTGCAGAAGACGCAAAGGTACAAAGTCAAGCAACTGCTGATGCAAATAGAATATTAGCAAGTGGTACTATTGCAACTGATGATACACATACATTTTTAGATGCCGGTTATGATGAAAATTTAACAGGTTTCTTTTTATCAAATGAAGCGGTTCCAAGAAAAAGTCTAGTTCGTCGCCAAGGTGACACAATGACTGGACCATTGATTTTAAACGACAACCCCGGTGAACTTGCAGGGTTAACTTCTAGTCCAGAAGAACTACAAGCAGCAACAAAATTTTATGCTGACAATACTTCTTATTCAAGTATTAACAATTTATTTGTAAGTACTCAAGGAGATGATAGTATGCGTGGAGTACCAGCAGGAAAAGAAGGTACTTCATGGAACTATGCTTATGCATCAATAAATGCAGCAGCAAGACGTGCTGAAGAAATGATGAAAGCATCTGAAGCAGAACCTGGTCCTTATATGCAGACTATCACTAGAGATGACGGAGCAGCACCAACTACGGTTATTCCAGCAGGTTCTGGTGCTGAAACAGGTATTAGTGTACCTAGATTTTCTACTGCTAGACAACTTATAGATCTTAATAGACAGTACATTATTAGAGAAGTTACTGCATATCTAAATTATGCTTTTCCAGATTTCGATTATAATATAGACACATGTGAAAGAGATCTAGGACTTATACTAGATGCAATTTCTTTTGATATAAACAGAAGTGTAAGTGATGCGCAAAACAATGCAAACAGTTTAACTAGAAGAGCAGCTGAAAGATATTATGCAAATGCAAGTGGCCGTATTGCTATCACAAGACAATAT